TGGTAGAGTAGCAGGGTCTATTGTAAATGCCAATGTTGTTACATCACTAGTAGTCGCAAGTGTTCCAATCACATCCGCATTCAAGTCTTCTACTTCGCCATGATACTTTAGTCTAAGCCTTGAAACTCCACTATCTAAAGTGCCATAATCTTTAAGAACAGTTGCCCACGGAATACTAGCATCGTAATTTCCATTTGCATATGGACTACATACTACTGTTCCTGCATTTTTATAAACTCTCAGTGCGTAATTGTTTGGTGTCACAATGACACTTGATTGTGCTTTTAAGTCAGCAAAGAATTCAAATGCATCTGGGTCATAATCAAGTGTGTCTAAATCGTTGTATGTGTATATATTATTGATAATATTTCTAACTACATTTTGTCTTGTTACTTGTGCAGGTGGATTAATCCAAATAGGAATTTGGAATATCATCGTTGCGATATCAATCTGGTCTTCAATTCCTGCTGGTATTCCTCTGCTTGTCCATTGTAAGTCAGTCATTTCTACTACTGTGATAGTTGTCCAGTCTACTGGATTATCATTGTGCTGTATTTCTAATGCTGGATTAAACAATACTAAGATTTGTTCAAGTAGTTGTAATTTTTGGTCTGTATTCGAAGTCCATATGTCTACTTGCATATTCAGTAAGTAAGGAACTGGCATTAATCGTTTTACACTATATTTGTTGCCCGGTTCACTTGTATAAGAGTTTGAACCATCATCAAATTTTCTTTCATTGACACTTACAGCGTCATTGAAAAATGGTTCTTGTAGTCTTTGTCTATCTGGTTGTAAACTTTGAACATGTGCCGCAATGAACGGTGCAGAGTTTACTACGTTCTCAGAGTTACCTTTGAGAATAGTTGCCGCCATACGAGACACATCTCCATATCTGGATGGTACTCTGATATAATAATCAGTTGTCCCATCATTCATTTTCTTTCCAGTTTTAACTGTAAAGCCACTAAACATTCTAATAAATTGTAGAATGTATCTTCGAATCTGATTGTCATAGAAATGATTTTGTGCCATATTAGTCTACCTTTGGTCTCACTGCTTTTGACAGATTGACTTTTGATGTAATAGTAGTTCCGTCATCTAATTTTACTGTTCCACTATTGTTAATAAATTGATTATGTAATGCGTGTCCTACTTCCCACGCTCCATCATCATCGTTAATTCTGTACCACTTACTATCTCTATATTGAAATAACCTCGATGGTGTATAATCTGTTCTTAAGAAATATGAGTCCGTTGCTGGAGAATTTGGAAATTCTTTTCCGTATGCTACTGTGGCATAATCCACATCATCTGGGTGATTTGACTGTGTTGCATACTGTAGATTGTTTGTTCTGTAGTCCCAGTATTTTCCAGGGACATTATCGGCCGCTTCTTGTACGACAGCATCAGTGATTTGAAGTTCTTTATTGTAGGTTGATAAGATATTCTTCAAATCTGACGCTTCTTCACCAGTACCAAGAATATCAGAGTACTCTTGTGTATCTTGTAGTTGTTTACAACGAACACGCCAAATATGTGGCCACCAACCAGCATCAAAGCCGCCTGCGTCTTTTGTTGCTTCTTGTACAACCCAATATTGATTGACTGCATCTGGGTCTTCACCATCGTTGCCTTCTAGCATCATATCTTCACGCATATGAGGCAATTCGATTACATCACCAGTCATAATTTTACGACCTAGTTGATTAACCATTTCGTTTAGATGTAAAGTGAATACTTGTTGGTCATTGCCTAGAAACATGCCGAACTGTGATAATTCAAAATCTTGGTCAGATACAGTATAAACTCCTCTAAGGTCATACACATCAGCATCATACTTTCTATCACGGTTTTCTAAGAATAGTAAATCTTGTATTGCCGGGTTTGCAGGGTCATAGTCTGCGGCAGTCTTATCTTGTGAGCCAACATACTTATGAATTAGAAGAGATGTTCCACCGTGGTCAAAGTGTGCTTTGACTGTTTTGTCAACAAATTTATAATCGTTACCCTTTTTAGGATTCCATAGGCTAAGTCTTGCCATAACTATTTTTCTCCATAATTTGACTTCTTACTGTATTTATCATATAATATAGTAATATAATTTGAATATTATAAATAAAGTTTTAGGAAGGTATATAAATGCAAAATCAAGGATACTTATCAGTAAAAGAGTTAATTTCTCCTTTTACTGTTAAACAGTTTAAAATGTGGGCAATGAACCCAGACAACATACATCGTGGTAACGCTGTAAATGGGGAATACTACGGGAAACATCGTAAAGGTAGAGAATACAATGTCTGGTGGACTAGAGTGCCACCAAGAGAGATGTGGCAGCCCATCGTAGATAACTTAAGTAGATACATTGATACTTTCTTTCAAGGAAAAGAATGGGATATTCATGTAGTAGATTGTATTACAACAAGGCCAGCAAGTTCAAAGATTAGGGCACATATTGATACTCCTTATAGATTTGAAGAGTATGCTCGTATATCAAATGATGAAGTGTTTGGCATACAATGTATAATACCATTAGATAAGTTTACACTTGAAAACGGAGCAACTTGTGTTCTTCCCGGCTCACACAGTGAAATGTATTATTATAAAGATATAGAAGAGAATCAGAGTGACTATGATGAGATGTTAGTTAATGATGGATTTCAATTTGTTTCAAATCCTGGCGATGCACTGATGTATAATGCAAGAACTTTACACAGTACGATGCCAAATAAGAGTGAGAATTTTAGAAGTGCTTTACTGATAAATGCACTTGATGTCAATATCTTAAAAAGAATTAGAGAACTTGACCAGAACACTAAAACAGCCCGTAAATTAAAAAAATGACGGAAAACTTGACAAATCGCCCGTTGTGATGTATAGTAATATTAATTATTGATATATAAAAGTAAAGATGAGCAAAACGTGACAGCAAAAACAATGAGAAAAAGCAAAGCAAAAAATAAAAATCCATTTAGTGATGAATCAATCACCGGCACAGAACCAACTTGGGAAGGCTCAGATACATGGACAGCAGAGAAGTATTACAGAGAACGAGGAAGAACTCCGTACTTCTATAGTTACTATCATAAATCAAAAGATTTTATTCCTTGGGTTGTTGACTATATGAAAACAAATGGTTATTCTAACGAAGATATAAAATCATATAAAGCAGCCGAGGATTGGCGAACTAAAAGCACTCTTGCCGGCTATGTGAGAGCATTGTCAAAAGGTATGCCAGAAAACCATGACGGTATTTCTGAATATTTAGATACATTAGATGGAGTTTCAGCAACATCTTTGCGTGATGCTTCGGATATTGTTAAACAACAAATAGAAGAAATTGTTGCTTATGGCAAAACAATCAAAGAAGAGCAAAGGGCAGATAATACTATAGAAGACAAAAAGTATAAGCCATCTATTCAACAACTTCTATTCAACAAATCGTTAGAAATGTCAGATGAGATAGATGAATTTGTCGAAGAGTACGATGGCACAACAACAATGCTATCCAGTTTCGACCCTCAGAGAATGTTATTGATTGTTGGGGCTAAACCAAATCACGCTAAAATAATCGCATCAATATACAAGCCAGCATATGATGATTTTGCAGAACTTGTTAATCCTCCTAGTACTAAAAAAATGAATGAACTTGAAAAAGATTTACACGAGCAACTCAAAGAGGGTTATTCGCATTTATCTAAAAATATCATAAAGAACCAGTTTAAGATGTACAAGACTATTATGGATGCGTGTGATAATATCGTATTAAAGGGCAAAGTGACAAGAAAGCCTCGTAAGAAGAAGATAGTCAGTGCTGAAAAGCAAGTCAGTAAGTTTAAATATTTAGACCATCATCCAGAAACAAAATCAATTAGTGTCAATCCAGCAGACTTAGTAGGGGCAAATATTGCCATAGTATATAATTCCAAGACAAGAAAACTTGGAGTATACCACGCTCAGAATGTAGACCCAACAGGAATGGGTAGAGATGGCTCTGGACTTAGTGTTAAAGGTACAACTATTCAAGGGTATGACCCAGATACCAGCGTCCAAAAGACGTTACGAAAGCCAATCGACCAGTTAGCAACGTTTAAGAAAATAGCAAAACGTTCATTCCAGAAGGAGTTCAGTGCTATTAATAGTGTTGAAGTTAAAATGAACGGCAGATTTAATGACCATAGTTTGATTATCAAAGTTTTTTGATAAATACTGTTATAAGTAGTTTACTGTAAATGTATTTGAGGGTCAACAATGGCAAAACAACGCAATAAGATAAAAAATGATGTAATTAAACAGATTAGACTGTTACTTGGTGACGGTATGGTTGACATCGAACTAGACCCAGAACACTATGACCTTGCAATTGATATTGCTTTAGATAAGATTAGACAACGCTCAGAGAATGCAGTAGAAGAAGACTTCTATACTATTATACTTAAAAAAGAAGTAGATGAATACTCACTTCCTAAAGAAATAACAGAAGTAAAGAAGATACATCATCGTTCATTCGGACACGGCATATCTTCTGGTGTTGATATGGACCCATTTGAATTAGCATATGCAAATTCATATTTCTTTATGAACAACCATGTTGGCGGTATTTCAACATACGAATTATTCTCTCAGTACCGTGAAACTCTAAACAGAGTTGCGGCAACTGATATTCAATTTATCTGGAATCCTGCTACTAAGAAAATTAAACTTCTAAGAAAAATGAGAGCAGATGAAACAGTTCTTCTTCACGTTTACTTAGAAAGACCGGATGACCAATTACTAGTAGACCCTTACTTAAAATCTTGGATGAGAGATTACTCATTAGCATATTGTAAGAAAATGATTGGTGAAGCCCGTTCTAAATTCGCTACACTTCCTGGCGCACAAGGAGGAGTTTCATTAAACGGTGATGTCTTAAAAGCAGATGCCGCGGCAGATATAGAGAAATTAGAAACAGAATTGAAACTGTACATTGATGGTTCAGCACCACTAGGTGTTATGATTGGCTAACAGTGGCTTTTCATCCACTCAACACTAAAAGTCCTTGTGTAAGCATATGCAAGTATAACGAGAAAAACTTCTGTATCGGATGTAAACGTCATATGAACGAAATATTCGATTGGCTTGATTATACTGATGATATGAAAGATGCCATTCTAAAAGATTTAAAAACCAGAGATATAACCTCAGAAAACGGTTGACAACCAGTCATTTTTTGTGATATAATAAAATATTACAAAATGAGAAAAGAACAAATGATAATCGGTATTACAGGACTAATCAGTTCAGGTAAAGGCACAGTCGCCGACACCCTAGTCGAAAAACATAATTACATTAAGTTGAGTTTTGCAGATAAACTTAAAGATGGAGTTGCAACTGTATTCGGTTGGGACCGTGCTATGTTAGAAGGTGATACAGTAGAAAGCAGAGAATGGCGTGAAACTGTTGATGATTTTTGGACTAATGAAACTGGCAGAGAGATTACTCCTAGACTTGTACTACAAGAGTTCGGCACTGATTGTATGCGTAATGGCTTTTATGATGGCATCTGGGTTAGTCTAGTAAAACAAGAAATTATCAATAACCCTCAAACCAATTACATTGTACCTGATGTACGATTTGCTAATGAGATAAAAATCATTAAAGATTTAGGTGGTGAAGTTTGGAATGTCAGAAGAGGCGAACTACCAGAGTGGTGGGGAACTGCGATACTCGACAACACTACTGGCTCAAACTTAATGAGAAGTACCTATCCCGATGTACATCAAAGCGAATGGAGATGGATAGGAACTAATGACGAGTTCAATTTTATACTTTATAACAATGATACTATAGAGAAATTATATAGTAAAGTTTCGGATAGGTTGTCTACGTAGTTAACTCTTAAAACAGTGTTTTTTCGTGTTTTTGACTAAATAGTAGTAGTGAAATATATTTACTATTAGTAATTAAATCAACCAAGGAGAAAATACTATGGCTACATTAGTATCACCGGGTGTATCAGTAACAGTTAGTGACGAGTCGCAATATGCGGCAGCCACGCAAGGTACCCTACCATTATTAGTTATTGCGACAGCAAGTAACAAAGCAGATGCATCAGGAAGTGCAACCGCGTCTGGTACTAAACCAGCAAACGCAGGAGTTGCCTACTTAGTATCATCTCAGAGAGAGTTGGTCGAAACATTCGGCGAACCAAAATTTTATGAAGTTGGCGGTTCAGTTGTTCAAGGTTCAGAAACAAGTGAATACGGACTATTAGCGGCATACCAATATCTAGGAGTTTCAAACAACGCATACATTATTCGTGCAGACGTTGATTTGTCAGAACTAGAAGCATCAAGTACAGCACCAGCAGGTGTTATCACTAACGGTACATATTGGCACAATACTTCGAAATCAGATTTCGGAATGTTTAAGTGGTCAGGTACTGCTTGGGCAGCCCAAACAGTTTCAGTTTTACACGATGCACCAGGAACAGGAAACGTAGAAGCGATTTCAGGTGGCTTTGCGGCTCCTTCGAACAACTTTGGCCAAGCAGGCGATTTTGCAGTTGTAACATCTACTGCAAATGTTTCATATTATGAAAAAGTTGCAAGTGCGTGGGTTTTAGCAGGCGACACTGGTTCTAGTGACTTCCAATTTAAAATGTTTGCACCAACATTAAATTCAGCAGGCGCGGCATTAGTAGCCGGCGATGTTTATGTTCGTCTAGCGACTGCAGGCGGCGGGTTAGATGTAGACTTAAATGTTTACAACTCAACATCAGGTTTATTTACAGCAGTTCAGGCTCCAGCATATGCTTCAGACGATTTAGCATCAGCGACATTAACATCTTTAGGTGATGTTTATGCTATGTACAACACAGCGGCAAATGGCTTTGGTCATTTTAATCTAAAACGCCATTCGGGTGCAACTACATCAGTTATTACTACAGGTGTACTTCCAAGTACTACAGCAATTACTGGTAGTATCATAATCGAAGGTGAGACAAGAACATTTAGTTCTGCCACAATTGATGCAGTTATTACGGATATGCAGGCAAATGCGGCATTGAATACAGCAAACGTTAAAGTTGAAAAGATTGGTACAAATAAAATTCGTTTTACTAAGACAGATGGTAAAGAGTTGAATATTTCTTCAGCGGCACATCATGCTGTGTTTGGTTTAACAGCATCTACAGTATCAGCATCAGTTTGGGAAGCATTATCTTACCAAGCAAAGTCAACACAAATCACAGGTACACTTGCAGAAGGTACATTATGGTATAGTTCATCGCTTAACATTGAAATAATGAAAAATGTTAACAACGGTGGTACTATGGAATGGCAGAAGTATGCATGGTCAGAAGATACAAATAGTCTTGCACCAAGTGAATGTCAATTAGTTTCAGGCGCTCCAACAACTCAAAAAGATGGCACTGCTCTAGTAGCCGGTGACATTTGGGTAGACGGTGATGCAGTTCCATATGCAACAATTTATCGTTGGTCAGGTTCAGCGTGGGTCAAACTAGACAACGCAGACCAGTCATCTACAAACGGAATGGTATTCAGTCATTACTCACACGATGCACCTTATGATGCAGACGGAGTAGCAGTGGCAAGAACAGCACACGCATCAGCGGCTAATCCAGATTTACATCCAGAAGGCATATTGATGGTTAACATGGACTACTCTACTTACAACGTTAAGAAATATACTAGCGGTAAGTGGGAATGGGCTTCAGGTGTAAACACTGACGGTTCAGGCAAGTTCGGACCAGTTGCTCAACGTCATATGGTTGTCGAAGCAATGCAATCAGCAGTTTCATCAAACGATGGAATTCGCTCAGAAGCAGTATACTTCAATCTAATCGGTGCTCCAGGATACTTTGAATTGATGGATGAAATGATTACATTAAACAAAGACAAAAAAGAAATCGCATTCGTAATTGGCGATACTCCTATGTCATTGAAATCAGATTCAACTTCATTGAAAAACTGGGCTTCAGCAAATGTTCCAGCAGAAACATACGCGGCAATGTATTATCCACACGGTTTATCAAGTGACTTATCTGGTAACGATGTAGTTATACCTTCATCGGCGATTGCACTTAGAACAATTGCATTCTCAGACCAAGTTTCATATCCGTGGTTTGCTCCAGCGGGTCTTACTCGTGGTGTAGTTTCAAACGCAACACAAGTTGGTTATATCAACTCAGAAGATGAGTTTGTTAAAGTACAA